ATATATCCGACCTATGATTTAGCAGAAGAATTATTTATTAACCCATTTAATGCTTTATTAGACCAACTTGTAATTGATTATGAATATAACATTTCAAAGCATCGTTATTATTCGAAATATGGCAAAATAAAAATATATCAAATGGTTAAGCCACAATTAATTATCGGTTCAGAGTTGACCTACGTTGGATTCGATGAATTTGATGTAGCGTCCTGGCGTAATTGCGAAATCGCCTTCCAAAAAGCACTTGGGCGTCTACGAGGATCCGGTGATCCCAGACTGTACATTGTCACAACTCCTGAGGGATTGAATTACACTTATAAAATTTTCGTTACTGATAATCCAAAAGTTGAACGATTTTTAATCAAAGCCAAAACTAAAGACAATCCATACCTTGATCCTGGATATATTTCAATGTTGGAAGCCAATTATCCGCCCCGGCTCCTGGAATCGTATCTAAACGGTGAATTTGTAAACCTAACTAAAGGGCAACTTTATTATAATTTCAATCGCAAAATAGTTAAGAAACTCGCGATCAATCCAAAGACTGAATTATATTTGACCTGTGATTTCAATAAGACTCCGATGGAGTGGCTGGTTGCACAGAGAGAAGGCGATATAATTAAATTCGTCATCCCGATCAGTATAAATTACGACGCCAAAACTAAACAAGCGGCTGAAATGTTCTGCCAGATATTCAAGAATCATGGTTTAAAGAAAGTAATCATAACCGGTGATGCATCGGGACAATGGGAAAATCAACGAGATTATTCCAGTGATTATCAAATAATCAAAGAAGTTCTTGAATTGAACAGTTGGCAGATCATTTTTAAAGTGCCAACTCACAATCCAAGTATTAATAATAGAGTAAATCTAACCACGACATTGATTCATAAAGGCCGACTATTGATTGATGAATCGTGTCTTTCCCTGATCCTGGATTATGAGCATGTCGTGGGTGACGGTAAAGGTGGTAAAGATAAAAGCAATGTGACATTGACACATGCTTCTGATGCAGCTGATTATTTGATCAATATTTTATATGCAAGTGAATTTAACAGACTAAAGATAAGGCAGGTGTAACATGGGTGTAAACTTAAAAGAAGGCTATCAAATCACACAAGCAGCGCTCTCGAATGTTTTTAGAAACTCACCGGAACAACGAGCATATTTACGGGATATTTTCTACTACCGTAAAAGCGCTGAGATCCGCAGTGTGTTAATGAGCGATATGAAACTCTATGACTGCGACACGGCAGATTTAAGCCACATGAAACCAGTATTGATTCATTTCATACCAGAATTTATTGAGAAGGTTTGTACGCTGTACGACAGACCACTGATTTTTGAATTTGGAGAAAAAGTTAAGGAAGATCAACGAAAACTACTGGACTTGCTCTCAGAGGTTCAGATCAACAAGTTCTTGCCAAATAACTTCAATTTAACACGCCTACATGGGACAATTCTTGCTAATGTTCGATACCATGCGCGAACAAAAAAGATTTACCTTGAATCACAATTCAATCAAAGCAATACGATGGTTCAACCCTATCCTGATTACTATCCAGAGCCGGCAATCGTAGCCTATAAGGTAGGTAAACTGTATTATATTTGGGACCGTGAGAATAAAGAGCATTACTATCTCAAACAAATGCCAAAATTTGAAAAGGACAAAATTGGCATTACAAATAAAGAAAAATTCCCAATTGAGGGTAATCCCGACCTGAAAGCACCGGATTACTTTCCATTCATTACCTATCGCTACCGCGATACTGGCGAGTTTTGGAGTGAGGGCTTTGATGAATTGGTTGATATTGCCCGCCTGGTCAATTTGATCTATACCGTAACTGGTGACGACACAATCCAGGAAACGATTCGTCTGTTGATTCTGAATTTTAATCCAACCGGTATTGAAGGCGAATCTGGTCAATTAAAAACTGGACTCAAACATCCACTATTTGCTGAGGGTGCTATCTTTAATGAGAAAAACAATCCCGCGGCACAGTTAATCGAAGCCAATCTATACGTTGATTCTATTGTCAAACTGATTGAGGACATTACCGACCGGATCGCCAACATCAACGGAATTTCTAATGTGATTAAGAAGGAAATCGAAAGTGATCTGTCTGGAATCGCAATCCGCTTAAAAATGCAACCAACCCTTGATCGGCATAAGAAAGACCAGAACGTCATGAAGTATCTTGATCTGGAATTGATCAAGACTATCGTAGCCGTGAACAATTATCACCGACCAGATAAAAAGGTTGATGAAAGTGTACTAAAAGAACTGCAGATCAATTATCAAACCCCGGAGATTATCATTGACGAAGCGGAAGAGCTGGCATCGGAGCAAACTAAGTGGGAAGCGGGAGTAGGTAATCCGATTGAATATGTCATGCGGAAGAATCCCAATTTTACGGTCGAAGAGGCTGAAAATTACATAAAAGAAAACCTGGCTATAAAAAATAGACTGATCCCGGCTATTGGCTCTAAATTCAGGTTTCGCACAAATGTCGAATAACACTAATACGCTACAGGATCAATTAGATGATTTGACTGAAGATGTCAAGACCGACGCTGATTTGATTCTTGGACAGATAGACATAGAAAAGCTAATAAAAGACCCGGAAAACTACATTCGGATAATTGCTGAGGAATTTGCGCATCAACATGAATCAGAAATAGGTCGTGGCATTAAGGTTGGGCATAAATTTGCCGGAAATATCTTGAAGGAAATCAAGCGTGAAACTCAAAATAAAGATTGACACGGCGCCGGTAAAAGCCTATCTGAAAAATACCGAATCGCGGATTAAACGTGGTTTGCCGACTTTAGTCAATCGAACGGCGCAGGCGATCAAGAGTGATATTTCAGGCGGGATCCAGCAGGGAGTTGATATTAAGGGGAAGCCATTTACACCGCTTAGCTCATCAACCATTCAAGGAAAGCGTATCAGAAGCTATAAATTTCCACGCAGAGCGCTTTTTGCTACCGGGACAATGCAGAATGTATACTTAGCAGAAAAAGCCACTCTTAGTAAATTTAAAGCACGTTTAATCATGCCAATATCCAGACAGAAGGTTGGAGTGTATCATAATGAAGGAACGGGGCCATATACTATTACCCCAAAATCAGGAAATAAACGTGGCGTATTAGGGCCGCTATATTCTTCAAGAGGTGAGAAGTACTTCACTAAAAAAGTTCATCACCCGGGATTACCAAAGCGTGAATGGTTTGGCATCTCTGAGCGCGTAAAACAAGTAATTTTTAGATTGCAACGCCAGTTCTTTAGTAATATTTTAAGGTCAGAATGAAGATTAATCAGAACAAGATTGAAATCAACATTGGTGAAGGAATTGAAGCCTCAATCCAGCAATTTTTAATTGAGTTGCGCAAAACCGTAATGACTATGACTAATGCGGGAATGAGTGTTGATGAGATTAAGGCAGTACTCGCCAGACAGGCGGAAGGTGGTACCGGAGCTATTGGTGGATTTAAAAAGAATATAAGGGATACGGTAACAGCAGGTATAAATGAAGCAGCGAATGAGGCAATATACTCTGACTATAAAAATGCTGGTGTAAAAAAATATCGCTGGGTTACAGTATCAAAAAATCCTTGTCCAGATTGTATAGAAAGACACGGACAAGTTGAAACATGGGAAGACTGGGAACTGATCGGACTCCCTAAATCAGGCTTTTCAGTCTGTCAGGAAAACTGTAAGTGCCAACTATTGCCGGTTGATTATACTGGCAAGGGATTAGATCAGCCAATCATAAGGCTGGCACAATCTCCCAAAGGGCAGGCTTATTCATATTACAGGGAGACTAATATCACGGATTATGTAACCGATGCTAAGGAAACGTTAATCTCGGAAGAAATTGCCCGAAGGCAAGTGAAGAAACATCCTGATTTTGCCCATGAAATGACCTATGCTGAACGTGTTAATTGGATAAGAAACAATCCAGATGCAATATACTTTTATTTACATAAAGGTAAAAAGCAGGTCGTATTTGTACGTGAAGATTATTATGTCTTCTGTGAGGGCAATAAATTCAAGACAGCATTTATACCAGATGAAGCCAATATAGAAGCATATCGCTATAAACGCCGGTATGAATGGATAAAGATCCCCGAGGAAAAATGGAAGACGATAAAATAGCGCGAATACTTGAAAAATATAGGCTAAAAAGCATTTCAACCACTTCTAAAGAGCTGCAAGAGGAAATGGATGACTGCGAATATTTTGACTTTGTCTTCTGGCGTCAACAACTTGCGGATGCCGAATTAACTCCTGAGCAAAGAATAATCTTAGCCGAATCGGATCAAAGAATTGCCGATAAAATGACAACAAGGACTTTAGAAGACTACATAACTGAGAATAGGTCTCTGCCAATTATTGCCTGGTGGAGCAAATGAAAACCTCAATTAATATCTGTGGCGTCGAATTCGAGATCAAACTGGTCGAACCAAACACCCGCCAGGACAACCGGATGGGGCGATGCGACACAAAATACGGCCTGATTAACATCGACAAGTCTATGCCCGAACCGGTTCAGGAATTGACACTCCTCCATGAAACAATTCATGCGATCAGCGACATGTCGAGTCTCGATCTTAGCGAAAATCAGGTAAGCGTTTTGGCAAACGAAATTAATCGCTTGATGAAATTTCGCACCTTATAATTACCAATTAAAACGTAAATAAGTAGTAAATCAGCTACTGTTCAAGACGAGCCGGAAGGTCAATTTACTCCCTGTATTTCGGGAGTGACATTAATTCTGGCATAGATTACTTTTTTAGCGTGAAGCAAGCGTTTAACCAGATTAACAGTTGGTGTCAGGATGGACATTAAGGCATTATTGACGCAGGTGCGTCAGCAGATCGGCGACGAGGCAGTCGCCAAGGTAAGTTCCGTTTTGAAGGAAATCGAAACGGGGGTTGAAGATCTCGTGGATTCATTGAAAGCGGCTAATTCGGAGTCAAAAAACCGTAAAACCAAAATCCGCGAGTTGGAAGATTCAAAGAGTGATCTGGAAGGCCAGATCGAGACTCTGAAGAAAGAGACCAATGCCGATGAACTGAAAACTCTGCGTGAGTTCAAGCAGAAGTCTCTAACCTCTCAGCGTCAAAATCTCGGGAAGGAAATAGAGAAAATTTCCAAGCATCCAAACTTTGCCAAGGCTGAAAAACTCTTAAAACTGCCAACGGCAGACGCCAAAGGTGTTAGGGATTACTCGCAAATGCCGGATACCGATCTGGAATTCAATATTGCCAAACTTCAAGAATTAAATGATCTGGATTATTTTGAACAAAGTGATACCACCAAGTCGGTTCATGGCGATAAGACTTCTGTTACTTCTGAATCTTTCAAGGAAAAAGTCAAAGCCGCGAAATCAATCAAAGAACTCGAAACTATTCAAGAGGAAATGAACAATGGCTAACATAATCACTACTGCTGCCTTGCTTGATGACAGTGTCATTACACTAATGGATCAGGCATTTTTATTGGCAGCAAAAGACAATATCGTCATTGACCAGTTCGTTGATGTAAAGAAAGACATTAATGCAAAGTCAATTGAGATTCCCAAATATCCTAAGCTGGCTAAAAGTACTACCCCATTAACTGACGGAGATGATGTCGAATCGGTTGGAATGTCTGATACGAAAGTAACATTTACTCCTGCAGAATACGGCAATGTGGTTACCGTGACTAAACTTGCTAATCTACAGACCGGCGGAAAAGCCGACCTTGCAACCGCCGCAGTCGTTGCCATGAATATGGTCGAAACCCTAAACCGGCTCGGTTGCATGGCACTGCAGGCCAGCACCAATATTCTACTTGCCAACAGCGCCGCCAGTGAAGAGGCAATAGTCGCAACTGATTTAATCAAAGATGCAGATCTCGAGTACGTCTATAACCGGCTACATCGTCAAAATATCCCGAAGCTTGAAGGCGAGCTATATGCAGCGATCGCACATCCAGATGTCATTGATGATCTGAAAAAGAGTGCCAACACCGCCTGGACAGACGTCAGTAAATACGCCAATGCGCTTGCTGTATTGCGACATGAAATGGGTATTTATAAGGGTTTCCGCTGGATAGCCACAGCCGGGATGGAGCCGAATGAAGACGCCGGCGCTGAGGCGGTTGATACCTATGATACTGCATTCCTGGGTAAAAATGCTCTGGGAAAAGCAATCTCGCTCGAACCGGGACTGACTATCACCGGTCCGTTTGACAAGCTCGGGCGTATGATGAACATCGGCTGGTACGGTGTCCTGAAATACGGTATCGTTGACCAGAATTCGCTCTGGATCATCACTTCGGCAAGTTCTTTCGGTGCTAATACTTAATTGTCGTCATAACAGGGGCTGATCGCATTGGTCAGCCCCACTCTCCTAATTTGAAAGGGTAAGTCATGGCACAAAATTCAAAGCGAACCAAAGAAACCAAGACTCAAGAACCCCCGTTGGTAGAAACAAAACCGGTTGAAAATAAAGATAAAGAGATTCTCGTTGATGCCCTGGTTTTGGAAACTCATACCTGTGAAATTATCGGTAAACGGCTTAATCTGAAAAAGGGTGAAAAAGTCAAATTAACGCCTTTCCAATTTCAGGTGCTTTCAAATTCCAATCTCCTTAAAAAGATTGTTCAGGCTATCTAATGGCAATCCTGGAAAACATCGTTGTTACTGAAGCAGTTTTGTTAGAAGTCCGTCCAGATATTAACGATTATCTGAAATATGAGGAGCAATCTCTTGACGATGTTATTCAAATTGCTAAGCGTACTGTTTACCGGGAGATAAAAGAACACGAACAGAATCTTTATCCCGGATACACTGATGCTGAAATTGAAAGCCGCTTACAAAAAGTTAAAGACTATGAGAACGAGCAAGCTTTAAAGGATCGTATAGCACTAATTGCCATAGCTGAATTAATGTCCATGAATCAAATTATAGACCAAGCTGATTTTTACTTGATAAAGGCAAGAAAAATACCATTACACTATTGGGTTGATGTAGATAATGATAGCAAAGTCAGTGATTCGGAAAACCGGACTAAACGGTCAATAATATTTGGACGATGATATGACGCTTAATCAATTACAGGAAAAAATCAAGGCGATAATTACAAATGCCAAATTCCGTTATGTACCGGCTGAAAAATGGTTTAATCTTGATCTTGGTATTATTCCTACCGCATTGATTAATAACGGCTATTCAGTGCAGCTAATTGAGAGCTTTGAATCTGAAATTGAAGATGTTGAAACAAACCTGGTAAACTTCAAGGTTGAATTTATGCTCAATCCGAATAATGACTTATACCTGAAAAAGATTGACGACATAGTAGCAGTAATAGAAAAACTGGCAAATGATTCAAGCTTGAATACTACCGATATGAATAATCATGTTCGGTGGCAGTCATTTACCTTGACAAATGCCGGGAGTATAATGGTATTAACTTTTAACCAAATCAAATTTGAAATTTAGGAGCAATAAAAATGTTAACTAAAGCAAAAGTTTTTAATGGTCCGTATGACCTTGTTTTACTGGCTGAGGCTGTCGAAAAATACAAAGCTTCGGGTTTGAAGAAGGATTCTATTGCCTTTTCTGTCGAACCGCAGTTTGATGAACTGGAAGATGGCTCGAAAGACCTGTGGGGTTATCTGGCAAAGGCTGAGGCTACTTTTTCAGAACTTGACACGACTGATCTGGGAAGTATCCAGGACGCGACAATCGATGGGGTCGAAATCCAGTTTACCGGTAAGGACAAGAAGATTGTCATTACCAATCCCACCAATATCATTCCATCAGTTGACGGACTTAAGACTAAAATCACGATCGAATATCTGTCTGACAGTCCTGACATTGCAGACGCATTCACAATCGAAGCGATCACCTGATTTTAGGTAGAAACGGGGTATCAGATGATTCATCGATTAACCGATAATATTGCAAATCCAGTTATTTCGATTCCTATTGGTATAGGCGGGCTATATCAATCATTTATAGACTGGTCAACCCCATTAATCCAGTACCTGATCCTAATTTGCACTTTGATCGTAGTATTGCATTCAGCAATGAAGATACTTTTTGGAAAGAAAAGAAAGGAAAAACATTATGGTTGAATGGTTTCAAACTAACTGGATTTTGATTGTTGTCATGCTGGCTATAATCGCCGGTGGTTTTTATGTGCCTGGTTTACGAGGCATTTGGGTAATAGCACTTAAATCCTTGCTCAATGAAGCTGTACTAAAAAGTTTATTTTTGGCTATTGCTGAAAAGCTGGTCAAAAGCACTAAAAACACACTTGATGATGTCTGGTTTAATGAGGTCAAAAAGAAACTAACTCAATAATGTACATTCCAAAGTATTTCAGAATAGAAGAACTTGTTTCTAAATCCATATTTAAAAAATATGGTAAGCAGGCATTCCAATTTTTTGATGATCGAGCATTAAAAACCCTCGACAGATTGAGAGAAAAATTCGGAAAAG